GAGTAATTAAATTAATTGGTTTATTTCCTAAATAAGGAAGTATTCTGTTTTCCAACAAATGTTTATGACCGTCATAGGTTACTTCTTTTAGCCTAGTTTTTATGTCTTTTAAATATAATCGAGCCAGTGAATTTAAAGTCATATCAGGCTCTCACTGAGTTTGCAAAAGAAATTCCCGTTCCCAATTAATAGCGTCCTTTTTTAATTTAAAGCCACGCTTTCTTTTTTGCCTTTTTTGTCCTGTATAATCAGTGTAATATAAGTTTACATAATAAGTGTTTCTAGTTTCATCTTTAAAAACTGCCATACCAACGATAGGATGGAGTGATGAGGAAAGTTTTGAATGGTGCTTCGATGGAGAGCCAAAAGGTTCTGCTATTGCAGTTTCAAGCATAGGAACACAGAAAAATAAGCAGGCAAAGGAGTTGTTTATGAATGGGTATAATGAAATGTTGAAAAGGTTAGAACCAATTCAGATACTATTTTATGGAAATGTACTAAAAGAAATAACGGATGATAGAATTATCAGGATGAGTGCTTTTCAGGAAAGGTTTAGGAAAAAGTAATGGGCGGACGTGGAGCAAGTAGTGGCATAAGCGTATCGGGAAAAGTCTATGGAAGTGAATATCATTCAATTTTAAAAGATGGAAACATCAAATTTGTTGTGGCTAATGAAGGCTCAGTAACAGCTCCAATGGAAACAATGATAAAAAGAAGAGTATATGTAACTGTAGATGAGAAAAAGAACAAAATAAAACATATAACGTATTATGACAATGAGAATAAACGTGTAAAACAAATTGATTTATACCCTACACATAATGGAATGGATCCACATACACATCATGGTTATTGGCATAATGAAAATGATAGTAAAAAAGGTGCAGGAAATCCGACAAGAGATGAAAAGAGAATGATTGAACGTATTAAGTCTATATGGTATAATTACATAAATAATAAATAGCTGAAAAGCAACGTCTAATCAACGTATATTTTCTTTAAGAAAATTGTTTATTATCAGCAGATTATAACTCAGGAGGAGAGTCCCTTAATTGAGGGAGACCCCGTGTGCAAATCCGGGTGTCTGCGCATATGATAGAGCTTTTGCAATTTAGCAAGGCTCTATTTTTTATGCACAAAAGTAAGAGAGGTGGTGTTGTGAATAATGAATTAAAAACATATGAGCAGGCAGAAACAGACTATATGAATGGTTTCAAATATAAAGAAATAGCCGAGAAATATAATGTATTAATTAGCACAGTAAAATCTTGGAAGACAAGGTATAACTGGAATCGAAAAGGGCAAAAAAGTACGCGTACAAAAATGGAAAAAGTACGCATACAAAATACTACTTCTTTTGATGAAGTTGAGCAGGTAGTTGAAAACGATAATCTAACGGACGAACAAAGGTTATTTTGTATTTACTATGTTCGTTGTTTTAATGCAACCAAACCTGTTAATTTAGATAAAAGCAACGTATCAGAGATAAACAGGGGACATATTAATATATCAACTTATAAAGTAATAACAGCAGAAAATAACATATATGTTTCTAATAATATCAGACTTAAACCAAAGGAACTGCATACCATTGATTTAAGCATATCTGAATCATTGAAAAAGTTAAAAATAAGTGACGTTGATAATTTACCAAGAGTTGTAATAATAAACAGTTCAGAAATGCAAACAGGAGCTTTGGCATCATATAATGCAGTAAAAAATGTACTTTATATTGATAGGACAATAGGAAGCAGATTAAAGTTATTGGAATTGCAAAAAGATGCAGCATGTCCTAAAAATGTATTAAGTACGTATGTACATGAGTATATACACTGGATGGATGCACAATCATATAGGATTGGATATGGAGAAATAATCGACAGTAGTGAATATCTATATTGGATTAGACATAAATCAAAGAAAAAGATTGATAAACTTATTAACAAGGGGTACAATATTAACAGAATTAGTGGTTATGCTTCAGATAACTTTGAGGAAGGAAAGTATGATGAAACATATACAGAATACAGAGTAAAGAAATTACTAGGAGAGTGATTTAAATGAGATTACCAAAAACACCAGAAATGGAAAAGATATGGAATGAAATAGAACCATACTTAAGTTTTTCTAATGAGAAAGGATATGAAGTAATTGACGGAGCACCAGATGATGTATTTGAGAAATTAGAAAAATATAGACATTTAAGAAAAGAACAATGGGATTTTGCAGAAAGTTTAAATTCCTAAGTACCATCTGGTCATAGGACTAGGTGGTATTTTTATGTTCCAAAGGAGGTATTATGGATAATTTCAAAGCGGTGTACAAGATTCTTTCAACCTTGGAAAAAGCAATGGATTTACCTGAATTTGACATATCAATAATCGATTGTAGAGCACTTGGTGTATCAAAGGAACGTTGGTCGCGTTACATAGAAATGATGGCTGATGTTGGTTATATCAAAGGTGTAAGAGTTAGTACAAACATTACAGGAGAAACCATTGTGGAATGTAATAATATGCGAATCACATTAAAGGGATTGGAATACTTACAGGAAAATTCCATAATGAGAAAAATCTATAATGCAGCCAAAGGCATTAAGGAGATAACACCGGGGTTATAAATTTAATAGTAGATAATTAAGGAACTTAGAGATAGGTTCTTTTTTTATACCCTAAAATAGTAAAGGAGGTACATTATGGCAACATCTGTGCAGATAACATTGCTCATATGCATAACAATCATAATACTTGCCAAGTCAGGTAAGCAGAAATAAAAAATAGTTAATCAGGCAGTCTTAGGACTGTCTTTTTTATATGGTCCTGAATAAGACGTAAAAGTGTTCAAAATATCATAAAAGTAAGTGAAGCAACCACGTATAAAAGCGTAACGGAAAGGATGTTTAAATATGAAAAGAAAGTTCTTAGAAGACTTAGGACTGGAAAAAGATGTAATCGAAAAGATTATGAATGAAAACGGAGCCGATATTGAAAAGGCTAAGGGAGAAGTTGAAACATTAAGAAATCAGTTAAATGAAACACAGGATAAACTTAAGAGTTTTGAAGGTGTGGATGTTGCAAAGTTAAGAGGTGAAATTACAAATCTTACAAACGAACTTGCAACCAACAAGGCTGAATATGAAGCGAGTATTGCAGACAGAGATTTTAATGATTTGGTTAAGGGTATTGCTAGCGAATACGAGGCTAGGCTCACATTCTGCCATACATATTCGTCTGACGTCTATTTCACCGTACAGTTTTCCGTTTTCAAGATTTAATGTTTTTATAAAAGTCTTTCTCATTATCATCTGTCTTTTCGATTTTGGGTATAAAAATACCACCTAGCCTTTTGACTAGATGGTATCTACATCTCTAAACTTTCTGCAAAATCCCATTGCTCTTTACCTAAACGTCTATATTCTTCTAACTTTTCAGCAGTATCACTTGGAGCACCCTCAATTATTTCCATTCCTTTTAATGTAATCTTTAAAAATGGTGCTATTTCGTTCCAAATCTGTTTCATTTCAGGTGTGTCAGGTAATCTCATTCAAATCACTCTCCTAGTAATTTCTTTACTCTGTATTCAGTATACATTTCGTCATATTTACCTTTAGCATACTCATTATTTGCATAATTACTAATTTTATTAATATTGTAACCCTTATTGATAAGTTCATCAATCTTTTTCCTTGATTTATGCCTAATCCAATAAAGATATTCTTTACTATCAATTATTTCACCGTGTCCAATTATATACGATTGTGCATCCATCCAATGTATGTATTCATGCACATATGTGCTTAATACATTTTTAGGACTTGCAGCATCCCTTTGCAATTCCAACAATTTCACTTTATTTCCTATTGCTTTATCAATATACAATTTGTTTTTTATCGCATTATATGATGCCATTGTACCTGTTTGTATTTCAGAACTATCTATAATAACTACCGTTGGTAAATTGTCAAAATTTACAATTTTTAATTTTTCTAACGATTGTGTTATGCTCAAATCAATTTTATGTAACTCTTTAGGTTTAAGTCTAACACCATTAGAAACATATATATTATTTTTTGCATTAATTATTTTATAAGCCAATATATTAACATCCCCTCTATTG